ATAGATACTTTAGGATTCTTCTTATAAATACCTTTAGCGAGTTTATACCAATCTTTAAAATTAGTAATCATTTTCACTCCTTATTTTTTTTTACGTGAAAAAATGCTTTTCTTTTTTACTGCTTTATTTTCAGGTTTTTTAACATTTTCTGCTGAAGCAATAGCTTTTCCCATACCAATTAATAAATTAGCATCTTGTTCACTTGCATCTATTACATCATCAGCTTTTGCTAATTGACCTTTAACAAATGTCTGTTTTAATATTTTTATCTTCATAATTATTCCTTTGTATATAAAAGAAAAGGCGAGGTCAAACCTCGCCTAATCTTGTAAATTGCGTAATTATTAATATTAAGCAATTAAGTCTTGTATTGCCGCAAAACTTTCTGCGTGTCTAACTGCAACATCTACATCGTATAATCCGATTATTCTAGTACCACCTTTAGCGGCATTAGTGTAAGGATCAACAGATATATCCAGACTTCCCCATTCTCCAATGATAAGATCATTAAAGTTACCAAAAGTAAGAGCAGAACAAGTTCCACTAGCTGTACCTTTAGTTAGGTTGTCAGGAGAGTTTGTTGTCGAAAAGACTTTATATCCCATCAAGTTGTTCTGGTCATTCATAATCATTACCGAGTCAGATGAACTAACTTTAGGTATTGCCATAAGACGAGAAATTTGAAGTGGAGAAGTAACGAAAGCCAATGCGCCTGTATTTGCATTGTCAGTAGCAACTTCCTTCCAAGTTTCAACAACTTTTGCCCAAGTAGCTTGATCGCCATTCGTACCCATAGCAACTGATCCAATTCCAGAAGTATTTAAAATACCTGTTGGAGTGTTTGAAGTACCAGTTCCTTGAATAGCTTTTTTATCAACTTCGTTAGATAATGTTTGTAAAATATCATTTCTAACAATAGTTTCAATAGCTGGAGTAGATTGGTGCATTAAGTGTCTTGATATGTCAGTAAATGTTCCTAATGTTTTAGGGGACATTGTTACTTGTCTGTAAGTTGGATTAACTTCCGTTACAGCCGCATTTTCAGCAACCCAAGACGCTGAATTAACTGCGTTTTGTGCTGGTATAGCAACTTCACCAACTAGACCACTTAAAACTAAAGCACCTGCTTGTTTCACAACCATTTTTGCTCTTAATGCTTCAATAAATGAACCACTTAAAAGGTTAGTTGCTACTAAAGCACCACCATCACCAGAAGCCCCTTGAATCAAATCTCTTTGCCATCTAATATCAGACGGAATGAAGATTCCTCTAGGAGATTTTCCAGTTTTTCTTGAGATTTCATCAGACGCTTCTTTTTCAAGTTCAGCACCAGACCAATTTCCAGTTGTCATCGCTTTAATAGCTTTGACAATAGAAAAGTCACGTGCTTCTTTATTAGAAAGTCCAACTTTATCTTTTTGTTCCAAAGGTTTTGCATTTCCAAGTTTGTCTAAAACAACTCCTCTAAATTGAGCAAGTGAAACGCCATCGTTAACTGCTTTATCTGCAAGGTCTTTACAATTATGTGTTGACCCTAAAGATTGTATTTCTTTAACTCTAGCTGTTTCGTTTTTTCTCGCTTTAGCGATTTGTTCTTCAACATTAACTTGAGGTTGCGCCACTTTTGGATTTTCTTTTGTTTTTTCCATTGTGTTTTCTCTAGTTATGACCTCAATAATTTCTTTACGATTATCTTGGTCGGTTAAATTATCATATCTACTTCTTCCTACGCCAACAGTTGTGTCTGCTGGTACGGAAACAATAGACGCTTCCAATGGTTTCCAATTAACACGATAACTAGGTTTTTTCTCACCATCATCATCGCCTTTAATTCTGTCCATCTTCATTATTTCATAGCCCACACTCACATTACTGCGAATGCCATCTATGACATCACGAAAAACCTCATCAGCTAGTTTTGATTTACCAAATCTCACGACTGCACGACCTACCTTGTCTGCATCGCTGATATTTGCTTTTTCTATGACTCCTATTTGCTTTTCTAAATCGTGGTTGAGTAATAAAGGCGCTCTACCACTAGCAATAAATGAAAAATCCACATCTTGTGGATTATGACTTAAAATTTCAGTCCCAAAACTACGATCATAAGGTTCCTCTGACGAGAAAGCTAAACCAATAGTTCTATTATCTTGATTAACTTCTTTTTTATTAAGTCCAAATACTCTAAATAGTTTTTCTTTATCTGATTTTTGAGTTATGACTTTTGTTTGAATTTCCTTTTTAGTTTCCATACTATTTTCGTTTTCTTTTTGTTCTTGTTTCTCAATAGGTTTCTTTTCTTCTTTAGAAAGTGATGGTACATTATCTGTTGCACCAGATTGCTCCCTGTCCCCTTCTTTTTTATCGCCATCAGATTTTCCAAATGTTATTGTAACTGAATCATCTAATTCAGTTATATTCTGTATGTGTTTTTTATTCATATTATTCATATCTATTATTTTTCTTCTTCTTCTTCAACCTCTTTTGGTTGATTTTGTTGTATTTGCTTTTGCCCAAATGGTTCAAACGCTAATTGTATTCCAAATTTTTCTGCTAATTCTTTATCTGCCTGAATTGAACTAAATACATCTTCTACATCACGACCATAACTCGCTTGTACGTCTTGAAACGATAAAAAACCATTCTCTACTCCTACTTTTAACGCTTCTACTTCTTTTTTAGGATCAATCCATTGCCAACCTCTTGCTCTCCAAATAGGTTGATTAAATTTAGGAAATTTAGAAGGTGGTAAACCATTTAATTTATCTGTTAATAATACCATTTCTAACCAATGTGCATAAATAACATCGTGAAAATTTCGAATCATACGATATTGCTCACATTGAAAATGACTACGTTCTTCTAAAGCACCTTGTCGAATACTTGAATAATTAACACTCTCTAAATCATTCGCAAGAGTATTGTAACTAACATTTAAACTACTTGCGACTGTTCTAATAATAGCTTTTGTAAAATCTTTAAATGCAGTTGTTGGGTGTTGTGGATCAAAAGATTGAAATTCAGTTCCAGTTGGTAATTGCTCAAAAGTACCTGCTTCTGCATACATAACTGGATTGTTTGTATCTATTTTATCTTCTCCAGTATAACCATCTGCATCATTTGATTTAAAGAAACCCATTTTACTTGCACCTACTCTAGCCGCAACTAATTCTGCTTCCATATAACCATCGAGCATTTTTAAATCTCTTAAACAAGAAGCTAAAGGTGGAATACCTCTTGTTTGATGTGGTCTTTCTTGATGATAATAATGTATAATTTCATTAGCAGGAACAACATTATATTTTTCACCAGTATAAGGACTAACAACTAAATCATCGTTTGGGTGTAATTTAAGTAAATGATAATTAACAGGTTTTCCAAACTTATTAACTTCGACTCCCATTCTAATTTGATTACCATTACTTAATTGTTGATTTAAGTCGTGATCTAAAAAATCAGATTCAATAAATTCTATTGCAAATCTGTGTGGATTATCAAAATTCTTAATTAATCTAATTAATACTTCTCCATCTCTTGCATAAGTTTCAGCAAATAATCTTTGACAATCTATCCAACCTAATTTTTCATCAGAAGTACATTTAACTCCCCATTCTTTAAATCTAGTTTCAATAGTATTATTAGCAAAACTATCTAACGCACCATTTGGGTCCCTGCTTCTTACTTGTAAATGAACTCCTTTAGAACCAACAATATTATCTACATAAACACTAACATATCGTCTAGCATAAGCATTATTTCTTGATAAATCTCTTGCTCTACTTCTTAAAATTCTTAAACTTTGTTTAATTTCACTATCAGCAGATTTTGAAGTTAAAGTAAAATTATTTAATAATCTATTTTGTGAAGCGCCAGCATAAAAGCTACGTTTTCTTCTTTTTCTAAATATATTTTTTAATCTATCAACCAGCTTCATTAAATTGTACCTTTACGACTCTACCTGAACCTTCATTATTGCCAGTTCTAAATCTCGCAACTTCTTTTTGATATTCTGCCTTATAATAATCTCTCCATTGTAATAATTCAGCTATACTAATTTTACTTAATG